CGATTTCTGGCAAGGTGCTAACTTCAAATTGAAGGCAAAGAACGTTGCTGGTTATAGAAACTATGACTCTTCTGAGTTTGCCTCTACCAGTGCATTGTTGAAAGATGATGACGCTATGGAAGCAATTTGGAAAAAAGAGTACTCATTAGCAGAATTAGTTGCTGCCGATCAGTTTAAATCTTATGATGAACTCAAGACTCGTCTTGGATATGTTCTTGGCAATAAGCCAGTTCGTAACGATGCTGAAACTGTAGAGCAAGAGTTTGAAGATGTTAAAGCATCTGCTCCTGTTGAGACAGTAGAATCAGTATCAAGATCTTCTACTACAGAAGATGAAGATGATGATGCAATGTCGTATTTTTCTAAACTTGCTGCAGAATAATGAAAATCAAGCCTCTTAAACATTGTAGGTTATCCCAGATGAATTTCTTCTACTGGGATCCGAAAGATGATCCAAGAGAGCCTGAATATTGGAAAGACTCACCTTCGGGTGGGTCTTTTTTAATTAAATAAACGTGTATTTTCTGTTGTAATTAATTTACGACTTATATATTGAGAACTTCTATGGTAATTCAATAATTCTTCAAGATCATTATTAAATATTTGTAAATATTCTGGTCTAAGTATGTCTATATTTCTTTTTTGTTCATTTATACCTACTTCATATTCATAGTTAGATATACCTATTGTAGGTTTAATTGTTTCTCCAGAATAATTAATTTTTTCTCCTCCTATTATCCCATACCAAGTATTTGATGTTCCATTATATCTTTTTGCTGGACCATCAATTGTAAACTCTGGTATAGCATCTGCTCCACCATTATTGTCTGCAGTTCTAAAAGTTTCATTAGGTCCGTTTACAACTTTACCTGCTTCTAATATTAATCTGTCTTTTTCATCTCTAATTTCTATAGTTTCATAATGATGAGTAGCATTTAAATTTTCAAGACCGTATTTATTTACAGCATATTCATATAAATTTGCGTTTGATAGTGGCCATTCTGCTTCAATATTAGTGATATTTGCCACAAGAATAACAACATAGTCTAATTCTGGATCACTGTATAAGTAATCTGCAACTATATCTGGTCTTGATTCGTCAGGAATAATGTAACTATTAAATATTACTGATTGTTCTGATACCCAATCTAATAGTTTAACTTTCCTGAAAAGATTTTTTATAGTAATAAAATCTTTTGATGATGTTTTATTTGGTAATGGTGATGGATACCTTACATTAGGTAATTTTCTTATGTATGCCATTAGTATCCAACTCCTTTGAGGTTTTCTTCATCATAATCTTCATCGTAAATTGGGTTAATCTCTTTAAATGTCATATCTACAACTGTATGTACTGGTGTACCATCAGAGTAAGTTGCATAAGTTCCTGATCCAGTATAGTTAACATTCATTTGTGATAATACACATGGTTTAAATGAATTTAAAAATGGATGATCTTTTCCACTTTGTAGATATCTTAATAAGAAAACATCTGGAGCACCTAAGAATATACCACTATTTTTTGAATTTTTAGATCCAGAGTTTTGATAATCTTCACCTGCTTTAGGAGCCATTGATTGTTTCATCATTCTTATTATTTTTGCAACTTTACCACCTTCACTAGAACTTCTTGGTGAAAAATTAAATCTAAATTGGAATGATCTTAGATTAACACCACTGAATAATAATTCCTTATTTGAGTTTAGGATTTGTCCAGTTGCTTTTGAAAGAACGGTATTTGCGTTAATATTAGCACCAAATTGATTAAGTGCTAAACTTGTCATAGATGCTTTTACTATTCTTGATATTGATCCATTTTGTAATCCTATATCTAAATTTGAATTAATGGCACTAACTGCTTTAGTAAATCCTTCACCAACATCTCCACCTTCTTGCATAGCAAGTTGACCCATTTCTAATGCTGCAAGAGTGAATATATTTCTATCATCTTCTTGGAATTGGGTTGATGATGAAGCACTTATATTTTGAGGTATTGGGAGTTCTACATAAAATCTTGTTTTCTTTTTATATGCACCACCAGTATCAGAATCAGTAAATCTTTTATAACGAGTATGCATACCCGTATTCATTTTAAATTCTGCATCTATTTTTCCTTTATCTCCAATATTTCCTAACTGACCTTTTTCAATATCCATATTAAGTTTAAAATCTGGATCTCCTGATGATGGTGCAAGGTATTTAACAGCTTGTATAAGTAAAGAATCTTCTCCATCAGAAACGCTTCTTTTTTCTGGATAACTATAGAACTCTGGTGATCCATATTTTCCTGTTTGTCCAGAACTACTATCTCCACCATTTACTGGTGTAGTTAGTTCTGATAAATTATTTTCTTGTCTATACTTATTCTGAAGATCTCTGTTTTCTTGCGGATCTACCCGCCAGGTTCCCATTGCCATTATCGACCTATTTTAGTATTATCAGCTATTTATACGAAATCTTGCAAAAGGTATACCATCAAGATCAGTTAATTCAGAATGTGTAATTTCATATAGTCCACCTATTATTTCATTCCATGTATATTGTCTCATTGTATTCCAGTGAAAATTGATTCCACGAAACCCCCATTCAAAAACATCAGTAACTGCTACCATTGGATGTTGATCATATCTTAAGTTGGGAGTTTTTGCTTTATATAAGAATACATAATATTTTCCTTCTGATGGTCTTTTACTACCTTCTGTTAACGATTCTATGATTTTCATCATTAGATCGTCAGGGTGTTCTGTACCAATTAAATCATTAAGTATATGTGATATTCTATTTCTTGATTCTCTTGCTTGCCTTAGTTTTTCTTTTTGGCGATTAATAAAAGATGCCATTATTTTATCCCAAGTTCTTTTTCAGTAACCACTTTAAATTCCAATTGTCTATCAGCACACCATTCTCTTGCTTCTTTCCATTTTGCTTGGTTCTTTGCATATTCGTATGCTTCACGAATATAACCAGGAGTTTGACGTTTTGGTTTTTTAGGTGGAGAGCATTGCTTTAAAGGCTTTACTTCAATAACATATCTTTTTATTTGACCATTAGTTTCTTTTACTTTCATATAGAAGTCTGGAAAATATCTATGTGGTTTTCCATCAACGGGAGATATGTAAGGTATTGCTATTTCTTCACTGTTCCATTCTAATATATTAGAGTTTTTATCACAATAAACCATAAATTTTCTTTCCCATAATGACCTAAAGATTATATTTGTTGGATCACCTTTATACTTTCGTGGGTGAGATGGTTGATATTTTCCTTTATAAGCCATCTAAATAGAAATGATATAATAAAACTATTTAGAGTAGTGGCAGCACCAATCCCAAAGAAAATATCTCAGATATTGCCAACATTTCAAAATGTCGCACAAACTTCTAATTATCTGGTGCAATTTAGTATGCCGCCAGGTGGTTTAAGAGATTTCCTTGAAAGTAAAGGAGTTGATTGGAGATTTCATTCCGATCAGATAGGATTACTTTGTAATCGTGCTTCTTTACCTGGAAGTGGATTTGCAACTGCTGATATAGTAGGTGATTATCAAGGAGTTGTTGAGAAAAGACCGCATACAAGAAAATTCACTCAAATAACTTTAGATTTTTATGTTGATAATGAATATAAAACTCTTAAGTTTTTAGAACATTGGATGGAGTATATTAGTGGTGGTTCTCCAGCAAATTCTGTTGATGATGCCTATAATTTTAAGATGAGATATCCAGAAGAATATAGATCAGAGAATACTAAAATAATTAAATTTGAAAAAAATTATAGACAATCACTTGAATATGGTTTTCGGGGATTATTTCCTTATGAATTAAATTCTACAAGGGTACAATATGATAACTCTCAGGTTTTAGTTGTATCTGCTAATTTCTTATATGATAGGTATATTTGCGGAGAATCTAGTTCTTGGTCAAGAGAAAGAGGAGTAGATCGTAATAAAAAGGGAATTGATAAATCAAGATCTATGAATAGATTCATGGGTGGAGATGCATCAATAACTCAAACTCTTAATGCTAATGCACCAGGAAATAAAGAATTAAAAAATAACTTAATAAGTAATGCAATTGATCCTAATTTAGGTAAAGATGGAACAGTTGTTGGATCTCAATATAGTAGTGGATGGTATGATGCTTATTAACTTATTTTTACACTGCTAAATAAAATTACTGAATTGCGATTATTATGCCTTTACCAAAGATTTCGACTCCTTCTTATGAGTTAATTATTCCTTCTACAAAGAAAAAAGTTAAATTTAGACCCTTTTTAGTTAAGGAAGAGAAAATTCTTATATTGGCTATGGAGAGTAATAATCCTACTCAAGTAGCTAATGCTGTTAAAGATGTTATTTCATCTTGCATTCTTTCAAGGGGTGTTAAAGTAGAATCTCTTTCTACATTTGATATTGAATATATTTTCCTTAATATACGTGGAAAATCTGTAGGTGAAGAGATTGAAGTTATGATTACTTGTCCTGATGATGAAAAGACACAAGTTTCATCCGTTATTAATATTGATGAAATACAGATACAAGAATCAAAAGATCATTCTAAAGATATTAAATTAGATGATAATCTTACACTTAGGATGAAATATCCATCAATGAGTGAATTTATTAAATCAAATTTTGCTGTTTCTGCAGATGCTGTAGATGTAGATGATACTTTTAAATTAATTGCTTCTTGTATAGATCAAATATATTCTGAAGAGGAATCTTGGGCAGGTTCCGATTCTACTGATAAAGAGTTGAATGAGTTTGTTGAACAATTAAGTTCAAAACAATTTAAAGAAGTTGAAAATTTCTTTAATACAATGCCTAAATTATCACATACTGTAAAAGTTACAAATCCAAATACTAAAGTTGAAAGTGAAGTTGTATTGGAGGGATTACAAAGTTTTTTCGAGTAAGTATGTCGCATGAAGATCTTGCGTCATACTATAAAATAAATTTTGCCTTAATGCAACATCATAAATATAGCTTAACAGAGTTAGAAAATATGATACCTTGGGAAAGGGAAATTTATCTATCTCTTCTTCAGCAATATATTGAAGAAGAAAATTTAAAAGCACAACAAGCAGCAGCAAATGGCTGAACCAGCATCACCAGTAGCAGGATCAATACAAGGTATTAGAAGAAGTGTTTCTTCTAGTATGTTTGCAGGTGGTGGTTTACCTGGTAATATGATTACCAGACCAGATCCAACAACTACTACTTTAATACAAAATAATTCATTATTAGTAAGAGGACTTACTGGTAGAATTGGTCAATTAGAAAATAATATTGCTGTATTAACAAGTGGTTTAAATGGATTACAGCAAAGTTTAGCTTTAAGTCAAAGTTTAGAAAGGCAGAGAGAAGAAGCAAAGGCTAAAAGAGATTTTATACTTGCACAACAAGCATTAAGGGAAGGAAAAGAAAGTGCTATAGAATCTAAGATTGTAAATGCACTTACTTCACCTGTTAGAAGAATTGGATCAAAAGTACAATCCAGTTTAGCGAATCTACAGAATTTTTTAGGATATCTTGTTGGTGGATGGTTTAGCGTTCAGGCATTATCAATTTTAAAAGCAAGAGCTGAGGGTAATACTCAGAAATTGGGAGAATTAAGACGTAAATTATATAAAAATCTTTTATTTGTTGGTGGTACTCTTCTTTTACTTAAAAGTGGATTGGGTCTTATACTGAGAACCTTATCAACAGTTGGTAAAAGAATTGCTTTATTTTCTATTAATAGGTTAGTTAAAGCACCTCTTATTGCTTTGACTGGATTATTATCTCGTTTATTTGGTGGTATTTTTGGTAAAGGTGCTGGTAAAGCAGGTTCTTTTCAGGGTGGTGTAAGTTTATTTGGTGCAGCAGATGAAGCATCAAATATGACTAAGAAACAGAAGACAAAACAATTAAAGAAAAATAAAAATAAATGGTGGAGATCTAATAAAAGACCAAGTTCATTAGGTACTAAGGGTCTTGGTATTAATATTGGTATTCAATCTCTTCTTTTTGGTAAAGATATTAAAGATACTATTGTAGATGAGAGTATTGCTTTTGGTGCAGGTAAAATTGTTGAACGTGGTCTTAGGAAAAAGTTTGGAATTCTTGCCGATATTGGTGGTATTTTAACATGGATAAGTGTAAGTGAGATTCTAAATTTCCTTAGATTTCAAAATAGTAAAGAATCCTCTTCACAATCTGAGAATCAAACTAGTGATAATAATAGTGGCATAAATGCAAGTCTTATGTCACCAATAAGTGCAGTGGATCTTCAGAATGATATTTTATCAAAAAAACCTCAAGAGGGTGATTATGAAACTAAAGAAGAATTTAATCGTGCTAATGATGCATTTGCTCTTAAGTATGGTGATCGGTTACAATCTTTACAAGAAGAGATTAATAGTAGTGGGGATGAAAAAATAGTAGCAAATCAAAATAATCTTCAAATTAAAAAGAATGATAAGCAGATTAATCAATTACAAGAACCTGCACCTCTTATTGTTCCAATGAATGCTGCTTCAAATGCTGGTCAATCATCTGGTTCTTCTCCTGGTGGATCAACTTCATCTGGATCTGGTGAGATCCCTGATATAGCATCTTCTAATGGTGATAATGATTATGTATTTCTTGCATATAAGCAGTTTCAAGTAGCTCCAGTTTAATATATGTCAGATAGAAATACTAAAAGGGTACATACCTCATTAAATATTACTTCTAAAAGTCTACGAAAGATAAGTGAGACTACTTCTAATCTTTCTCAAGGTCTTGTTAAATCAATTAGAGTGACAAGAGGTATTGTACAAAAAACTAAGTCTCATAATGAATATAAAAGGACTTTAATTGGAAGAGATGATACTTTTTTTAGGAGAAGAAGAGAAGCTGTTTTAAGAAAGGATAGAGAGGATATTATAGAAGCAGGTAAAGTTGGTGGTCCTATGAGGATGCAGGGAAAAATACCTACTTCTAGTACAAGAGGATTTTTGGGAAGAGTACTTAATTTGTTTGGTGTTGTTTTAATAGGTTGGATGGTGAGAACATTGCCAGAGTTGATTAAGAAGACAAATAAGTTTATTAAAACTATAAAGGATGCAGCTACAACTCTTAGTAATTGGATAGAATCTGTTGGTAGTAATATAACTGCTTTTACGAATGATTTTGGTGAGATATTAAGTGGTGTATTGAGATTAGAATTTACTAAAGAGAATGAAACCATCGAAACTGAGATGGAGGATATAAACAAAAAATTTGCATTAATTGATCAGGATCTTAGTTTATCAATGGCAATGTATATGAATCCTAAAATGTATGGTTTGAATTCATTTGATCCTGATGAGATTATGGAATCTAATATGGGAGTTAAGCCTGGAAAAAATCAATGGTGGGACTTTCTTGATTTATTTCCTAATCCTCCAAGTAATCCTACTGATGGGGAAATTGAGGAAGAAGGTGAAGTAGATCCTGATGAAGACGGTACTCTTATTAATAGTGGTGATGAGGAAACTGAAGATAAAGTTAATGTTGAAGTTGATAAAGTTAAAGAATTAGATCCAAAACAATTAATTGAAGATTCTGATGATGAAAAACTACAACAAGCTAAAAAAGAATCTGGTCTTGATAAAACTCCTGATATAAGAGGATTGGATGGTAAAGAACTTTCACCTGAAATAAATGCACAGCAAGAAAAGGCATTAGATGCTAGTGGATGGAAAATGTTTAAGAAGGGTGGGTTTATAAAAGGAAAGTCTCATGAACAAGGTGGAGAAAAGGCATTAGTTGAATCTGGTGAAGGTATTTTAAATAAAGAAACAACTGAAAAGATTGGTGGTGAGGACACTATAAATGCTTTAAATAGTAAATCTTTTTGGAATATTAAAAGAAATGATAATATAGAATCTACAATAAATAATAAATCTAATGAGGAGCAATTTGCAAGAAGAGATTTAAAAGTTCAGAATAAAATTAATACTAAAAAGAAGGTGGATTTGCAATTAGCTGAAAGGGTTAAGGTTGATAGGAAAGGTCCAGTTATAATGGTTAGTTCTCAACCTTCTTCTGGATCTTCTTCTGCATCTCCTTCTGGTGGATCAAAAACTAAAGTTGTTATGCTTGGTAATAATAAACCTGGCAATTTTATTAAACAAGTTCAATCTTTACAATACGCATATACTTAAATGGCAGCAATAGATAAGTCAATTTATGAAAAAATTATAATAGAGTCAGCAGATCAATCAAAAACTGTTGATATTGCTCCAGGTGTTGTTAGTATAGATTATTATGAGGATATTTTTTCACCTACAATTACAGTTAAACTTCAAGTAGTTAATGTTGGTAATGCTATTAAGGATGAGAATAATAAATTTCAATCAATATATAATGGATTGCCTTTAAGGGGTGGTGAAAGAATTAGTTTAAAGGTAACTGGTAATACTGATAATAATCCAGGATTGGATTTTAGTGAACAGGAGAATTACTTATTTGTTTCCAGTATTACTAATGTTATTTCTACTACAGAAGTTGAAGGATTTACTTTAAATTTAGTCTCTCGTGAAGCATTGACAAATGAAACTTCAAGAGTTGGTAGAAAGTATCCAGCATCATTAAAAATATCAGAAACTGCAAAGGATATTATAAAAAAATATTTGGCAACAAATAAAGATACTTATATAGATCCAACTCAAAATCCTTATGGATTTATTGGTAATATGAGAAAACCATTTACAATATTAACTTGGTTAGCATCAAAATCTGTACCAGAATCTTCTTCCGAAGATGCTACTGCTGGATATGTTTTCTTTGAAACTAAAAAAGGATATAATTTCAGATCAATAGATGATTTAATATCATCTGATCCTTATGAAAATTTATATGTTTTTACTGAAGTTGTACAATCAGTTCCAGATAATGATTTTAAAATTATGAAATATAATACTAATAAGAATCAGAATCTTATAGGTAATATGCAAAGAGGTACTTATTGTAGTCAAAGAATGTTTTTTAATCCTTGTAATTTTGAATATACTTCTACAAAAGATGGTAAATTTGATTTGGAGAAATATAAAGAAAAAAGTAGTAATCTTGGAAAGGATATAACTTTACCAAAAGTTAATCCTAATTCTGATTTAACTTTGGGTGAAATACCAACGAGGAATGTAACTGCAGTTTTAGATATTGGAACTATAGAAAAAGGTGTTTCTGTTGATGAAAATGCATCTCCTGCAAGAATACAGTCTCAAGCATTGATGAGATATAATACGATTTTGACACAAAATATATCTATGACTATACCATCAAATACTAATCTATGTGCTGGAGATATAATTAGATGTCAATTCCCTAAAGTACAAATGGGTACTAAAAAAACTGAAGATAGTGAGCAAACTGGTCTATATATGATTAAGGAACTATGTCATCATTTTGATTCTACTGGATCATATACTTCATTGAAATTGATTAAAGATACGTTCGGAAAGGCAGAAAAATGATTGAAGAATCTATTATAAAATCCAATTTTATTGGAAGAGATGGGTATGTTTGGTGGATTGGACAGGTTGCACCAGAGAAAGCTCAAGGTGCTCAAATAAATGGATCTGGTTGGGGTAACAGACGTAAAGTTCGTATAATGGGGTATCATCCTCAAAATACTGTGGAACTTCCTGATGAGGATTTACCTTGGGCAACTGTATTGTTACCAACAACTGCTGGATCTGGTAAAGGTAATAAAGCAACAACTATATCAATATCACCTGGTGATAATGTTATGGGATTTTTTGCAGATGGTGATGATGCACAACAACCTGTTATAACTGGTGTTTTTGGTAATACATTATATTCTCCAAATGGTGAATATGAAAGACCCTTTCAACCATTTACTGGATATACAAGTAAGATAAAAAATGATGGATCTATTGTAATAGCAGATGAGACTAATGAGGAGAATGCTTTATCACAAAAATCTCCAAGACATGTATCTACTGATATTGCAAATAAGATTAGTAGTGAAACTGAGAGAGTTGCTTCAGTTGCTGAAGGTAAAACTGTAGTATTTGGTAGTTCTTCACCAACTTCTAAAATAAGTAAGATAACAAGTGAGGTCGAAGGGCTTGTTAGTGATATTAAAGCGATAAGAAATCCTCTTGGTGAAATTTCTGATAAGATTCCTCTTAGTAAAGAAGTTGGATCAATAAAAGGTTTAATTGATTCAAAAATTGATGGGGTAACTAGTAAAATAACTGGATTATCAAATGGGTTAATTGGAGATATGACAGGGGCTCTTTATAAAGATGGAATGGCTCCAGCATTAAATGGTGGGTTAAAGACTTTATATAATGGTGTTTTTGCAACAACTTTTGCAGCAACTAAGAGTAGAGCTAGAGCAAAACAAGCAGGAGCAGCAGCACAAGCAGCGATGTTATTACCAGTTCAAGCAATTCAGCAATTTTTACCTTGTGCAGTACAGAATGTTGCTAATTCAATTGGAGATTCAATTAAAGCATTATTGAAGGGTTTAATTGATAATGTAACAAATTTTGTTTCATGTATTGGAGAACAATTTGTTGCTGGAATTATGAATAAAATTATTGGGGGATTAACTAATGTATTGGGACCACTTATGGGAGGAGTTTCTAATATTTTAGGTGGTTTTAGTTTAGGTGGATTTCTTAGATCAAAGGCAGCAGGATTAATTGCTATTGAGAAAGCATTAAAATGTCGTCCAACTTTTAATTATGATGCTTCAAGTAATGAATGGGTAATTGGAAAAGGTCCAAAGAGTGCTGTTGGTGTTAGTGTAGATGCTATCATGGAAGCTGCAAATGCTGCCGATGCACTTACTAAAGGTTTAGTTGATAAGATTCAGGATCTTAGTATTGCAGGTGGTTCATTAGGAATGTTTGATTTCTTGAATCCAAGTGTATCTGCTCCAGGGTTTAGTAGTGGTCTTGGTAAATGTTATGCTGGACCACCATTAAATTGTGCAGGAATAAAGGTTAATATTTTTGGTACTAATGGAAAAGGTGGGATAGGAAAAGCAATTGTTGGTGCTATTGTTGGTCAAGGTAATCTTGCTACTGGTAGTATTATTGGAGTAGATTTAGTAAGTGGTGGATCTGGTTATAATGCTGCACCATTTATAGAAATAACTGATGAATGTAGTAATGGATATGGTGCTATAGCAAAGGCAGTTGTTGATTTTGATGAGGATTCTCCTACTTATCAGCAAATAATTGACATTTATATTGTTTCTGAAGGTGAAAACTATCCTGTTCCTGAAACTGAAACTGGTGAAGATATTGATTATGTTCCTGGTCCTGTTGTTATTCTTGATCCTGGTGTAAAATATGATCCTGATGATAAAGTTACTGATAATGATGGAAATGAATATACAACTTATATTGACGATAATGGTAGAATAATAAATGTAATTCCACCAGATTCATCAACAACTAATATTAAACGGGTTGAAAATCTTCCAGAACTTATTATTTCTACTAAAACTGGTAGAGGTGCTATATTAAAACCAACTCTTAGGAGAAGAGATACTTATCAGGGTGAAATAAAGCAAGTTATTGATTGTGTGAGCTAAGATAAATACTTAATACTAAGATATTGTAATATGGCAGAAAGACCAGATCAAAATTGGCAAAACCGAGAGTATGTTAATTTCGGACCTGGATTTAGGATTGATACTGGAAATCCTCAGATGGGTTTGAATGGATCTACAGTCTATGACCTTTTTGGTTCTGGTGCTGATAATAACACTAGTTCTCTTGGAATGACTAATGGTGGATTGTATCACATATACAATGATCAGTGTATTGATATTGTTGGTGGTGCTAAAGCAAAAGATGGTGAATGTTGTATTAATATTATTGGTAAGAATGGGGATGTTACCATAACTGCAATGGCAAATGGTCAAGTTAAAATAACTGGTAAAAATATTACAATTGATGCTGATGAAGATATTAAAATAGATGCTGGAAAAAAGATGACTTTAAAAGCATCGAATGAAATTGAATTGGATACACCTGTTTTAAATACCACTGCTATGGCTGGTAATCTTGCTCCTCGTGATGTAACTTTTGGTGGATTGGTCTTTAGTGGTACTGAGGTTGGAACACCTGAGATTGCAAAATCATTTACTGGTGGTTCTTTTAAAAGTCCATTTAAAGATATGGCAAGTAGTATGGAGAAAATGGCAGCAAATTCTGGTATTAATGCTGCATCTATTGAGAGTGCTGCTTCCAGTCTTGAGGATAAACTTGGAGGACTTCTATAATGACTCAGGAAGAGAATTTTGGGGGACTGGATAATTTTAAGGTAGGTAATGTTGCCGAATTTTATAATGATGTTCATGTTTATGGAAAATTATATGCTGATTTAGAAGGAACTGCTTCTGGAGGTACAGGAACAGGTGGTGATGGGACATTTATAAATCTTGACGTAGAAAAGAATATTACTATTGGTGGTGATTTAAGAGTTGAAAATCTTATTGATACCGATTATTTGACAGTAAGACACAGACTTCATGTAGGTGTTGGTGGTACTGTATTAACAGTTATATCAAAAGGTGAGATAGCTGATGGTGAATATGGTAATAGAGTAGGTATAGGTACTACCCAACCAGATACAAAATTCCAAGTAGGAGATAAATCTTTTGTTGTTACTGAAGGTGGTTCTACAGGTATAGGTACTACTCAACCTGATGGAATATTCCAAGTAGGTAATGAATGTTTAACTGTTACTGTTAACCCGTGTAGAGTCGGAATAGCAACTACAGTACCTGATGGAAGATTTCAAGTTGGATATAGAGAAAAATCGTTTATTGTTGCTTCTGATCCAGTAACTGGAGTATCTTCGGTAGGTATAGGAACTACTCAACCGTATCAAAGATTCCAAGTTGGAAAATGGGATGACTCTTTTGTTGTTACTGATACTGGTATAGTTGGTATTGGAAGTACAAATCCTGGTAATATACCTGGATACAATGCTTCGCAAGAAGGTCCGATTAAACTTGATATTGAAGGATCTGTAAAGATTGATAAAAATATTATTGACTCTGCAGATTCTCCAGGTGCAAATGGATGGTATTTAAATCGAGATTCTAATGGAATTAGGTGGGTAAATGCATCTCCTGTAAATCTTGATGGAATATATGTACAGGATGAGAGTGTTTATTTACCTATTAATGGTACTTCTCAGTTATTCTCGACTATTAATTTTAGACAGGTTAATAGTCTTGGATTAGGAACTGATACCGTACTTCCTATCCCTGATCCAGAAAATCCAACACAAATTGCAAGAATACAAACTCAAGATTTGTGGGGTCATGTAGGATCTGCTAATGATGCACCAATCTATAGGATGACTAAGGTTGGTATTAAAAATGATAATCCAAGTACTGATTTAGATATTTCTGGCACAGTTCATGCAACAGGTGCTGTTGATTTTGACACTACATTGAATACTGATGGTGCTGTTACATTTAATTCTACATTAGACGTAGATGGTGCTACAACTCTTAATAATACATTAGATGTAGATGGAATAGCAACATTTAATGATCTTACAGATTCTACAAGTCCTACTGCTCCTGCTTCCGTTCAAATTGATGGTGGTGTTGGAATAGCAAAGAGATTATTTGTTGGTGGAGATACTAAAATTGAATCACCAACACAATCCACAACTAAAGACATTGGTGCTCTTGTAGTTGATGGTGGTGTTGGTATTGAGAAAGACGTTAATATTGGTGGTGATCTTCATATTCATGGTACTACACAATCTCCAACTAAGGATCTTGGTGCTTTAATAGTTGAAGGTGGTGTTGGAATTGAGAAGAACTTAAATGTTGGACAGAATACAAAACTTATTGGTACTTTAGAATTAGAAAGTTCTTTAATTGATTATAATAATTTAATACCAGATCCTAACGATGCGTCTAATCCAAGAAAGGATTGGAGATTAACTTCTATTGGTGTTGGTGTATCTTGGAGACCATCTGGTGTTGAAACTGAAAATATTATCTTTGTTACATTGGATGGTGATGATGATAATGAGGGGCTATTAGAGGGTGATGCCTTAAGAACTATTGGTAAAGCAGCAGAAAAAGCACAACCAGGAGATACAATTAAAGTTCGTTCTGGTGTATATTATGAAGATAATCCGATTGGATTAAGAACAGATGTTACTGTAAAGGGAGAAGATATTAGACTTGTAACAATTATACCTAATAATCCTAATTGGGATGTATTCCATGTTAGAAGAGGATGTTTGATTGAAAATCTAAATTTCTCTGGTACATCAGTATCACAAGATAATACGGATTGTGCTGCAGTTGCTTTCCCACCAACACAAGCGTATATTAGTGCTGGAGTTTCACCTGCAGCTGTAAGTGGTTTTCTTGATGTTGGTCCTGCAAATGAAGGACCAAGTGGTAGATGGAGATCTCCATATATTAGAAACTGTACTAATTTTATGAGTAAGAGTATTGGTATGAGGATCAATGGTCATCATGTTGATGCTTCATTTACTGGAACTAATGATCTTGGACAAGATTTAAAGAGTATGGTTTGTGACTCATTTACACAATATAATGAAGCAGGTATTGGTGTTTCTATTTCTAATAATGGATATGCCCAATTAGTTTCTATCTTTACGATTGGAAATCAAATAGGTATTGGTTGTACATCTGGTGGGCAATGTGACTTAACAAACTCAAACTCTTCATTTGGTACTTATGGATTAGTTTCTGACGGTACTAGTGTTGTTGAATTTGATGGTAATTTAAATGCTGATATAAACGGTGAATCTGATATAGTGGTATTAAATCAAGTTAGAGATTTTAATACACCCAGACAATTTAGAACTCCATTTGATGGACAAGGTGCTTATTTCCATTTAGATATGAATGATTATCCAGATAGTCCATCTAGTGCATCAATTACCAAACCTTTACAATTTATAAGAGGTGTTACTGTTGTTAATGGTGGTAATCCTGGTGATTATGCTGCATCTGCACCTCCTCTTGTTACTGCTACTCTTCCAGAAGGTCCAGAATCAATTTTTGCTGAGTTTTCTCCTAATGTAAGTGCTGCTGGAACTATTACTTCTGTTGATATTATTGCTAGTGGTAGGAATTTCTTACCAACCCAAAATGTTGTTTTGAGTATTTCTGGAAATGGATCTGCACAATTAACAGCAGATATGGATCCAATTTTATATACTATTGATGAAGCAACCACAGTTTCTTCAGTTACTGGATTATCTACAGTAACTTTTAATGAGTTTATACCTTATAAGGTTAAGTCTACAAGTAAGATGGAATTTGTAAGATTGAGTAGAATTATAACCAGTTCACATTCCTTTGAATATATTGGTGCAGGTACGGATATAAATATTGCGAACCCCTTCCAAGGTGGAAAACCAATACCTGAGAATGAAGTTGTTGCTATAAACGGTGGACAATGCCCATTCACAAGTACCGATCAGAAAGGTAATTTTAGAATTGGTGATGGTCTAACTATTGACCAGACAACTTCTACTATTAGAGGAAGAGACTTTAATAGAGCAATACAAGCACAAATGACCCCGTTAATTTTAGCGTTGAGATAAGATGGCAATAGCACCCGTAAATAAGTTTATTAATATTGCTGTTCCAGTTTCTCCTGGATTGCAAAAAATATATGAGGTTCCAACTGGTAGTACATCTTTGTTGTTATATGCTCAAGTTGCAAATGTTGGTGTTGGCATAACTTACCCAAAAGTTACATTTTTTCAAAGAAGAGAATCAAGAAGTACTGGTAATACAAGAGATGTAAGAATTATACAAGATGCAGAAATACCACCTAATGATGCTTTAATATTAGTAGATGGTAGAATAGTTTTAGAAAAAACTCCTATAGTTCTTGATAGGGTTTATATTAAAGGTACTCAACAGAATGTTGGTATAGTTACTGGTGTTGATTATGATGAACCAACAGGAATTGCTACTGTAATGTGTAAAGAAAATCATGGATTTATTGCTGGAAATGAAGTTACTTTAGGTGGATTGTATTTTACTTGCTCATCATATTCTGGAATTACAACTAATGTTTTTCCAGACCCTCAACAATCTTATACTGTTGATAGTATAGTTGATAATGTTGGTATATCAAGAACATTTTCAATGACTGTTGGAGGAGCAAGTGGTAATCCTCATACTTATAATTCTGCTTTACATAGATTCTCAAGAGCAAATTTTGAAGCAGTTGAAGTTATAAGTGGTGGTTCTTCTGGGTCTAAATTTAATGTTACTCATGCATTGTATAATGGAGATAATATTGCAAAAACTATGGAGGGTATTACTTTAGCACCTGGAGAATTGGTATTGACTATAGGTGCTAATAGTTTATCTAATGGTGATAAAATTAAGATAGTGGATAATTCAGTATTCTTTAGATGCTCTATGGATGATTATTATACGGAACATTCTTATCCACGAGATACTGATCCTGCTGGATCATCATCAACATCTACTAATGAATTAACAATTGCCGTTGTTGCTACTAATAGTAGTATAAGGGTTAATGTTGGTCAGAGTCGTGCTGGTGGATTTGTTGCTCCTTTGGAAATGGAATTAACTGCGAGTGTCTTAGAAAACAGTAATGTCTAAGAAGTATATTAGCGGTAGGGCTAAACGAACCCCCCAAGATCAATTAAAAGACGATAGGTATAGGTATCTTGGATTAGAACAGGCAGAACCTAATCTTGCCGATCCTATAACTAGCCCTCCTGTTCCTTCTGGACAACAGTATCAGTTGGTTTCTGTTCCTGGTTTTGAGGGTAAAAGATATTGGGTTCCTGTTGGTGGTGGAGTAATTCCAGGTGCTATTAGTGTATATGATGAAGGTATTCTTGTTAGTGCTGCAAGTAGTATAACCCAACTTAATTTTGTAGGTGCAGCAGTAACGGCTCAAGTAGATGTTCAACATCCTTCTGGTCATCCAGGTATTGCTGCAACTGTAACAGTTATTCCTGTTACTATAGGAGAAGATCCTCCATTAGATCCAAATCATGGTGAATTGTGGTGGGAAAATGATCATGGTGATTTGTGTATTTACTATGATGATGGTGATAGTAGTCAATGGGTAACAGTAATTGCTGGTGGTGGAGTTGGTCCTCCAGGTCCTCCAGGTTCTCCTGGACCAGGTGGTGGTCCTCCTGGACCTCCTGGACCTCCAGGTTCTGGTGGTGGTGATGGAAGTCCAGGTGAAGATGGTCCTCCTGGTCCTCCTGGTCCTCCAGGTGGTCCTCCTGGACCTCCTGGACCTCCAGGTTCTGGTGGTGGTGATGGTAATCCTGGTCCTCCTGGTCCTCCTGGACCTGGTGGTGGAACCATTGATAGTGTAAAGCAATACAGAACTCCTGGTGTAGAGAGGAGTTGTGAAAGTCCAGTATTTGTAGTTAATAATGATACTATTGGTATTGGATCTACAAGTAATGCTTACGGAAATAGATTTTCTCAAGAGGAAGATCCAACAACTGCTCCTGGTGGTAGTTGGACTGTTTGTGATGGTGATTTATGGTATGATACTTCAGCAACTTCAGGATCTGCTTCTGGTAGCGGTATTTCTTTAAATATAAATCTTCAAGATATTTTATCATTATCTAATGATGGAGAACTTAGTGCTGATGATGCAAATGCGGATAATATAGTTTTTTGGGATGATTCTGAATCAAAATTAACATATTTAACTCTTGGTACAAATTTATCAATCACTGGTAATACAATTAATGCTTCTGGTGGTGGAGTAACTGATGGAGATAAAGGAGATATAACCGTATCAAATGCTGGTACAAATTCTGAGAATTGGAATATTGATGCTGATACTGTTGGTACTACTGAATTATCTGCAACAGGTACA